TGCGATGCGTTGGTCGCACGTGGCCGGCGATATCCAGCCGAGGCTGGCTGCACAGTTCCTGAGGATGTCCCTCATCCTCAGCGCATCGACGCGGGCCCGCGCCTAGATGGCATGGAGCTCGCCGGCATGGAAGGAGCCGAATAGCGTGACGCGTCACGACCAGTGAGTGGCTACGGCTGGGGTGCCAGAACGCGCTCCTGAGGCCTCCGTCGTTGGTGCCGAATCGGCGAAAGCGCTCTTGCCAGGCTGGCGTGCAGCCACGGCAAGATCAGCGGCAAAACTACGCCGCAAAGCCGTCTTTACCGGCCACTGTCAGATCCGCAAGATCCTTTGCCATTCCTGCAGAGGTTGAGGGAAGCCCAAAGGGCGGTTGGCAGTGATCGAATCACTGACAATCAGGCCGGCGCCCGGAGTGGATCAGGGGCGTGACTGGTGAAGCCTGGATCGGGCAATGGCGCAACGAACATAATATACATACCGCCGTTGTCGGCAGCGTTAACCGCCTGAATTTGGGCGGTTTTTGCGTTTGCGAGGCCCGGCATCGACAGCGCTACCAGCGCGACGACCGCAGCCGCCGCGCCCATTCGGTCCAGCATCAACCGCCACAGGGCACGTTCGGTCGCCGTCGTGGCGCGCTCGGCATGGATCATGGCGATCCAAGTCGGGCCATCGAGCTTCGCAAGAGCGCAAATCTGCGCAATTCGCTCATCAGAGATCGGTTTTTCGCCCGCGCGGGCCTTCGACAGCAGCTGCCTCTGAATTCCCAGTCGGGCCGCCAAAGCGTTGTCAGACGGGATTCCCGTGCGTTCGCGGGCGGCATCTAGCAGTTCACCTACGGCGGTCATGGTGTCCTCTTGGTTGACAACGTGTGGTCCTTTTAGATTACATGCTCCGCGTGGTCCAGATGGACCACACCCGCCACCGGCACCCCAAGGCCGTGGGCGGGTCCCCTTGGGGGCTTGGGGTAGGGGACAGGGATGATCGATCCGCTCATTACCTTCGTGCTGCTGGAGGCCATCGTGGCCGTATCCATTGGCAGCGCCAAACTCGTTTCGTGGTGCCTCGACCGGCGTGGGGAGTCCGCCCGTCGCAGCGCACACGAAGCGGCCTTCGTAGCTCAGGCACGCGCCGAACTGGCCGCAACCGGCTGGGCCCCGAATCGCGAAACGCTCTATCAGGCCGAAATTGCCGCCACCAGGCGCGGTGATCTGCTGGCCGCCGCTCGCTACGCCGAAGAGCAGGGGCGCGCCGCATGAGCAGGTTTCCCTCATTCGCCGAACTGGCGGAGTTCGATATGGGTCTTGCGGCGTGCGCCGCGCTCATCGCCGCTTGGCTGGGAGCGGCATTGCTCTCCATCGTAATCGAGCAGGCGTGGCTGGCGCTTCGTCGCCTGTGGAAGCTCGGTAAGGACCGCTCCAATGGCCGTTGATCGCGCTCGTTTCAGGATGGCGGTAGAGGGCGGGGCAGGGGGCTTTTCCCCGCTTTCGCCCGGTCAAAAGGGGCAGCGGGCGGCGGCGGAGATTGGCCCGGGGAGTAACACGGGCCAAAAGGGTCAGGAAGACGCAATCATCGACTACCTGACCTTTGTGGTCCCGCTCTCGGCTCTTGAAGAGGTGAACTGCAAGAAGCTGGACCTCTTGCTGTTCCGCATCTTCGGTTTTCGTGGCGAAGTGGTTGCCGGTGCGATTCGCGAGAAGAGCTGGAACTTCTACGAGCAGTCGGCGGTGTTGATCGACCGGGAAAACGAAGTCGTTGGCCGCGTAGGCATCGGCGGCAAGAAGAACACCGTGTGCATCAGTCTCACCGGCATGGGCTGCAAGTGGATTCGTGACCGCGCCCGCATCTACAAGCAGCTGTCCATGCTTGATGGAAAGATCACCCGCGTTGACTGCGCGCACGATGACTACGAAGGCGAACGCCTGGACGTGCATGCGCTCCGCGAGGTTGCCGCTAAGGGCGGCTTCACCGAAGGCGGTTGTCCGCCGCGTCACCGCTTCATTTCCGACGAAGGCCACAACACCGGCTGCACGCTGTATGTCGGCGGTAAAGGCCACAAGGAACTGTGCGTGTATGAGAAGGGCAAGGCCGAGGGCCTGCCGTCCTCGCGCTGGGTGCGCGCCGAAGTCCGCCTGTACGGCAAGCACATGGAAATCCCGCTGGATGTGCTGTTGAACCCGGGCGCGTACCTGCGCGGTTCGTACAGCGCATTGCAGAACCTCATTACAGGCGTGTGCACGCGACTGCGCACGCTGCAAAAACAAGTGGAAACCTCTGTCGAAGCCGGTATCGAGTGGGCGCATCGACAGGTAGGGCCTTTCCTCAACGTCCTTCGCGGAGCGCTCGGCGATTCATGGGCCGACTTCGCAGAGAGCCGCATCCTCCGTGACGGTCACCCCGGACGGTTTCGCGGTATTGCCAAGGGTGACGCACTCCATCGCTATGTGAGAGAAGAACTATGCCTATCTGCCGCGTGAAGTCGGCTGCTGTCGATGAACAGCACAACGCCAAGACCAATTCCATCATCCGTTCCCAGATGGTCGGCCTCGACCTGGGCAACGGCTTTGAACTGCCGTTCCGTGTCGGCATCGGCCAGCGCCCACCGTATCCGGCTGGCGAGTACGACATCGATCCCAAGTCGTTCGCGCTTTCGCCCTATGGCGATTTGGTGCTGAAGCGCTATGTGGACTTGATCCCCATCGGGTTCAAGGCTGCGCCGGCCGCATCGAAGGCCTAAGTCATGAGCCTCTGCGTTGCTTTAGGGGAAAACGGAACGCTGATCCCAACCGGTCAGCCCGTCGATCAGTGCACGGGGTATGTGCTGATGAGCAGCGCAGAGGCTTCCTCCGTCGCCATGTTCGCCGAGGCGTTCAAGGTGCCGGACAAAGACGTACTCGCAGGATGGGCGTCGGGGCCGTTCATTCTGATCATGACCTTGTATTTGGCTGCGCACATCGGTGGCCGTGTTGCAGCTGTGTTCGATAAGTCGTAGGCCGCCATCAACTCAATGAAAGGGGATTTACATGGATTTCGAATCGATTCTGACCGGCCTGTCGGTCGCTGCTGCGCTCACCGCCATCGGTGGCGGTCTGGCCCTGATCGCCGTGGTCGGCTTCTCGTTGTGGGGCGGCCGCAAGGTGGCGGGTCTGTTCGGTAAGTCGTAAGCCGAGCAGTGATGGGGTAGGGGAGGCCATGCCTCCCCTTTCTATTTCAGGGGAGCGATATGGACTACCAAGTAATCATCGCTGGTCTACAGGTCGGCATGATCGTGCTGGCCGTGCTGGGTGGATGCGCGGTCATCGCCCAGGTGAAATTCGGCCTGTGGGCAGGCCCGAAGGTGGCGCGCATGTTTCTGATGCGGAGGGGCAAATGATCCTCTGCCTGTTTGCCGGCTTCGTCAGCGCGCTTTGCGGCATTGCGGCCGTTCTTGGGATGCGCGGGTGAAGGCGTTCATTGCGTTCGCCACACTCGTTGCGGCAATGGCGTTTTCCTTCTCGGCTCAGGCCGATGATGAGGGCGAAGCGTACGCAAAGTGTGCTAATCAACTTGCAGGGCTGACTGGTGAACGGATCGTTGACCGCCAGTGCGTGGTTGAGATTTATACCGGTGGCGCGTTTGGTGGCGCATATCGAGCGAAGTACAGGCTTAGGACTGATAGTGGCGGTGTCAGTTCACAGGTTCAAAGCGGTCCGGACTTCAACTGGGTCAAGGCATGCAGCGCCCGCTCGGAAGAATTCGGCTGGCAGGGCGGGGAAACCGCAGCAAGCGTCAACGCATGCCATAAAGGATGCATGTACACCAGTGCGCTCGATCCACAGGGCACTGCTGGCGTCTCGTTCATGCCAACGGGCGGCACGTGCACCGAAAGCGATGCACCTGCACCCACTCCGGCCGGGGACGGTGGTGATCCCGGTGGTGGTGATGGCGGTGGCACGGATCCGGGCGGCGGCGATGGTGGAGGCGATAACGGGGGCGGTGATGGCGATGGCGGTGGCACCAATCCCGGCGGCGGTGATGGCGGCGGCACGGGTCCGGGCGATGGCGATGGTGGTGGCGACGATGGGGGAGGGGATGGTGGTGGCACCGGCCCCGGCCCGGGCCCAGGTCCCGGTGAGGGCGATGGTGATGGTGATGGCCCCGGCCAGCCGGGGGGCGATGGGGGCGCGCTGTACAAGCCGGAAGGCAAGACCGTCGAGAAGCTCTATGACGACTTCGCCGAGCGCGTGAGCAAGGCCCCGATCATTGACGCTACCAAGAGCTTCTTTGAGATCAGCGTCAGCGCCTCCTGTCCGATGTTCACGTTCCCGGCCACGCCGTATTGGGACGCCATGACGTTCGACTTCCTGTGCAAGCCTGAGATCGTCGCCACCCTTCAACTGCTGGGCTGGCTGTTGCTCGCGTTCGCCGCCTTCCACGCAATCAAGATCGCGCTCACATGATCAACCTAATCGCATTCGTGACGATGCAAGCCGGGTGGCTCAATGACCTGACTGAGTACATCCGCAGGCAGGTGGAGCGCCTGTGGGATGCCATTGTCGAGTTCTTCCGTGATCTCGTGCTGTACGCGATCGAACAAGTCCTGGACTTGGCCGCACACGCACTGGAAAAGCTGCCGGTGCCGGAGTTCATGACCGAGTACAAGCTCGGGACCCTGTTCGCCAACGCGGGGCCGACCATCGCGTGGTTCGTCAACATCTTCAAGATTCCCGAGTGCATGACGGTGGTATCGCTCGGGATCGTGTTCTTCATCACCCGTAAAATTCTGACCTTGGGGAAGTGGTGACATGCTAGTTTTCAACGAGGGCGTACCGCGCGCAGGCAAGAGCTACGATGCGGTCAAGAATCACATCCTGCCCACGCTAAAGAAGGGGCGCCAGGTGTTCGCGCGCCTCAATGGTCTGCACCACGAGCGCATCGCCGAATACCTGAACATGCCCGTGGACGAGGTCCACAAGCTGCTGACGCTGGTGGAGACCAAGGACGTTGCAACCACGTTCGTCTGCTCCAGGCATCCGGAGACCGGTCAGTGGTGCATCCCCGATGAATTCAAAGATGCGCTGGTGGTGATCGATGAGGTGCATGAGTTCTACGTCGCACAGCGCAACCAGCTGCCGGAGGAAGTGGAGAACTTCTTCGCACTGATCGGCCAGAACGGCGGCGACGTACTGATCATGACGCAGTGGATCAACCGCGTGCATCAGGCGGTCAGGGCGCGTATCGAGCGCAAGAACGTCTTCCAGAAGCTCACTGCCGTAGGCCTGAAATCCCGCTACCGGGTCACGTATTACCACACCACCAGCCCTGGCAAATTCGAGGTCGTCGGTGGCAAGACGCTGAAGTACGATCCAGCCATCTATCCGCTGTACCACGGCTATGCGGTCGGCGCCGAGAATGCAGAGGTGTACGAGGAAGGTGGTACCAACATCTGGAAGCAGCTTGCCCCCAAGATCGCCATTGCTGCCGTGGGCCTTGTGGTTGGCATCTGGGCGTTCGGCGGCTACTTCATCAGGATGATGGGCGACGATGAGCCGGAAGCTGCTGTAGAGGCCCCGGCAGGCACCAAGGCAACGCAGGGGCAGGGCGCCCACAAGCCCATCAGCACCGGCGCTGTGCCGGCCGCAGCCGTTGCGGTGCCCGCCGCGGATCCATTGGCCGGGATGACGGTCGAGCAGCGCTATGTCGCCGCCATGACGCAAGCGAACCGGATTCGGTTGGCCTTTACCGCCCAGTTCGGGGAGCGCTCGGTGGGAATGGTCGAATGGGTCGACGGCTCAGGGAACACCGTCGATCAGTTGACCTTCGATGCCCTGATTGCGATGGGCTACCGGCTCAGGGTTGCCGTATACGGGGTTCGCCTCACGGCGGGGTCGTGTGAGACGGGCGCCACGGCGTGGCCGAGGGGAGCACCCCCGCGCGCAGAA